TACAGGTTCTACTGTGCCCAACCACCGGCAGTGCCGAGTAAGACGACGACACCGACTAAGGTGCTGCTCGTGCCGATCCAGAACTGGAACGCACCGGCAGGGACGTTCGCGACGGGCAACTGGTCGTGCTCACTGACGGCGGTCAACAACAACACCGTCGCGGCGGGGAATGAGTCTGCGCTCACCAACCCGATAAATTTTACTATTGCCGCGCCGGTTCCGTTGCCGCCCAGTGTCTTGACCGTTCAGTAAGGCCGCTGTCGCTCTCGATCACGCGGATGGGCGCGGGCGTGATCTTCTTGCAAGTGAAATGAGGAGACGAGTGAATGGAAAGGGTAATGGCGGTTCAGCAACAGCAACTTGCGTCGCTCATTGCGTCGTTGATTCGGCCGTCGAACGTGACGGCGTATGCGACGGGCGGGACGGTATCGGCGGTGACGACGAACGCTCACCTGACGTTTGCCAGTGCGGCGCAGAAGGCGCCCGGGCTGATGGGTGGGGTGATCGTGGGCGCGCGGATCGTATCGAACGCGAACGTAGCGACGAAGCCTGACCTTGAGTTGTGGCTGTTCAGGACGGACATTGCGGCGGTTGCGGACCAGACGCAGTTTGCGCCGACTGATGCGGAGGCGAATACGATCATTGGAGTGATTCCGTTCCCGGTGGCGAGCTGGCGTCAGGCGAGTGCTTCGGGGGTGAACTCGATGTGTGAGTGGGCGCCGCCGACATTGGGGTTGCCGTTCCGTCTGGGTACGCCTGTGACGCCGAGCATCTTTGGTCAACTGGTGATACGCAATGCGTATGTGCCGGTGAGTGCCGAGACGTTTCAGGTCGAGCTGATGGTGCAGCAGAACTGATGAAGAAATACGCCAATCCGCCGCTGGTGGCGCGCCGGGTCACTCCGCGAGAGGAGTTGACGATCCGCGCTTACGTCGAGGGGGCGGTGCGTGGGGTGAGTCAGTTCGAGGCATACGCCAAGTACAACAAGGTTCAAGACAACCGTACTTATGCGATGAAGCGGGCCGGTGATTTTTTCCGGTTGCCGCGGATTGCCAAGCGGCTGCGGGAGTTGATGGACGAGACGATCTCGCACACGACGGTGACGACGGCCAATGTGTTGACGGAGGTGGCGAAGATTGCGTTTTCCGACGTTGGTGTGCTGTTCGATGATGCGGGCACGCTGTTGCCGGTGAAGAAGTGGCCGGCTGGGATGCGAGGAGCGGTGTCGTCGGTGAAGGTGGTTGAGACGATGGCGCCCCAGGTCGACGAGGATACGGGGGAGATTCGCAATGTCCCGGTGTACACCAAGGAAGTGAAGTTCTGGGAAAAGAATCGGTCGCTGGACATGCTGGGCAAGTACCTGGGCATGTTCGAGAAGGACAACCTGCAGAAGGCGGGGATCAGTTCAGACTTCGAGCGACTCTCACCGGAAGTACGCAATGAAATCAGAGACAAGTTCCGCGCGATCGCTGGATTGGATAAGCCGGTTGACGCCAGCGGAGGCGTCCGCACTACTCACTGAGACGGACGGCACTGAGCGGAAGCTCGCGTGTGCTGCTTCGTTGGCTGAGTTCACGAAAGACGCTTGGCACATTCTTGAGCCGGGGACGCCGTTGACGTGGAACTGGCACCTCGACACGATTTGCGGCTATCTGGAGGCGGTTGCGGACGGTCGGATCATCCGGCTGATCGTCAACATTCCTCCTGGCACGATGAAGTCTCTGTTGGTGGGTGTGATTTATCCGGCGTGGCGCTGGATTCATCAGCCATCGCACCGTTTTCTGACGGCATCGAACGACGCATCGTTGGCGATTCGTGACTCGATGAAGATGCGTGACCTTGTGGAGTCGCACTGGTATCAGTCCAAGTGGGCGCTGAAGGTCAGTGACGAGGGGGTTGCGAGCGATCTGGTCACGATTGATCGCGGGCAGAGTGAAAAACACCACTTCAAGAACACCCAGGGCGGCTTTCGCGAGGCGATCGGCGTGTCGGGTAAGGTCACGGGGAAGCGTGGCGATACGGTGATCTGGGACGACCCGCACGACACGCAACAGGCCGAGTCGGACATCCAGCGTAAGGCTGTCACGATGAAGTGGGACGTTGCGTGGTCCTCGCGGGTGAACAATCTGGAGAAATCGGCACGAATTCTGGTCATGCAGCGTATCCACCTGACTGACATGACTGGGCATCTGTTGGCGAAGGAGGGCCAGAACTGGAAGTTGTTGCGTATACCGATGCGGTACGAGGCGGGGAACACGTTTGATGCGGGGGCGGACATTGGCCGACCCGATTTGAACGATCCGCGGCACGTTGAGGGTGAGTTGTTGTTTCCGGCGCTGTTCCCAGAGGGTGCGGTGCGCAATCTCGAGATCGACCTGGGCAGTTATGGCGCTGCGGGTCAGTTGCAGCAGCGGCCGTCGCCGAAGGGTGGTGGTGAGTTGCGCCGGGAGTGGCTATGTCACTTCAGGATTCCGCCGCGGGCGGGCAATCGGTACATTTTGTGTGACCCTGCCGGGGAGAAGAAGCAAGGAGTTCCGGCGTCGCAGAAGCGCGACAACACCGCGATGGCGGTGATCGAAGTTTGCGACGACATGAACTACTACATGGTCGATTTCGTGCGCGATCGGTTGAACCTGACGGAGCGGGCCGACTTGCTGTTTGAGTGGCACCGGCAATACCGGCCGTTGGGGGTGGGGTATGAGCGGTACGGTAAGGATTCCGACATTGCGCACCTGAATGACAAGATGGAGAGGTCCAGCTATCGGTTCAAAATTACCGAGCTGGGCGGGCGGATGTCGAAGAACGACCGCATTCGGCGGTTGATTCCGCTGTTGGAGCAGCATCGAATATGGATTCCAGAGACGGCGCATCGAACGCTGTGGTCTGGGCAGACGGTTGACATGGTGAAGCAGTTCATCGAGATGGAGTATTTGCCATTTCCGGTGGGTCCGTTCGATGACTTGTTGGATGTGCTTTCGCGGATCTGCGACCCTGACATGAAGATCGTATTTCCGCGATTGCAGAATCGCCCGATGGCCGTTACCAGAAGGCTTACCGATAGAGGCATAGGCTACTGATGAGTGAAGCAGCAAAATTCCGTGGTGTGATGAACATGGATTCAGAGGATGAGTCTGAGGAGAACCCAGAGGAGTCGGCCAAGGCTGAGGAGCGCAACCAGATATTGCAGAACCTCGCGCTGCGGATCATCAAGACCCGATCTGAGGCGATTGCCGGGCGGGCGCAGTGCGGCATTGAGATGGAATGGCTGCAGGACGAGGAGCATTACGAGGGGATAGACGACGCGAACCGGCATGAGCACGCGGGTTGGCGTGGCAAGCCGTTTACGGCGATTGATCCTACGACGCGGGTTCAGCAGAACGGATCGACGGCGTTTTTCAACATCACGCGCCCGTACACTGATTCGGCGTCGGCGCGGATGGGCGACATGCTGTTGCCTACGGACGACCGGGCATGGTCGATTCGGCCTACGCCGGTGCCGGATATGGCTGAGATTGCTGAGGGAAAGATCCCGGCGCGGTTGATCAGGGCGATCGAGAAGGACATTCGGTGGGACAAGTTTGACGCGGAGACGCGCGCCACGAAGGTTGAGGAAACGAAGGCCGATCTGATTAAGACCGAGAAGGAGCGATTTAAGATCGCGACCGATCGGGCCAATCGCGCGCAGACGCGGATTGAGGACTGGCATGTAGAGAGCCAGTATCAGGCGGAGATGCGGCAAGTGATCGAGGACACCTGTCGCGGGGGCACTGGGGTGCTCAAGGGTCCGGTGCCGATGCGCAAGCAGACGTTTGCCTACGTCGAAGGCAAGTTGATCATGCAGTCGACGACGATCCCCTCGTCGCGGCGGGTGGATTACTGGAACTGTTTTCCTGACCCGGCGTGTGGGCAATCGATCCATGACGGGGGGTTTTTCTGGGAGCGTGACGACATTACCTCGAAGCGGTTGGCCGCGCTGAAGGGTGGTGACTATCTGGACGACGAGATTGACCGAGTGATTGCTGAGGGTCCGCACCGGGCGACGAAGGAGTTCGACGGTGACGAGCACCTGATGGGGTTGGTCAAGCGTGAAACCACGACCATGTTCGAGATTTGGTACTTTCACGGTCGGGTGAAGCACGAGGATTTAGAGTCGGCCGGCTGCGAGTTCGACGAAGGGCACGAGGAGAAGTTCGACTATGACGCGGTGCTGACGCTGGTGAACAACCACGTCATCAAGGCGTCGTTGAATTTGTTGGATACCGGGGAGTTCCCGTATGACTTCATGGTGTGGCAGCGCCGGGTTGGCACGCCTTGGGGGATTGGTGTGCCGCGGCAGATGCGGACGCCGCAGCGGGTGGTGAATGGTGGTGGGCGGAACATGATGGACAACGCCGGTCTTGCGGGCGGGCCGATGTTCGTCTACATGGGCGGGATTATCGTGCCGATGGATGGCAAGCCGGAGCTTGCTCCTCGAAAGGGCTGGACGGTGACGGATGAGGCGACGATCGAGGATGTGACGAAGGCGTTCACGTTCATCGAGATTCCGATGATGCAGAAGGAGTTGCAGGCAATCATCCAGTTCGGCCTGAAGATGGCTGAGGATGTGACGGGTATGCCGATGTTGATGCAGGGCTCGCAGGGTTCGGCGCCGGACACTGTTGGGGGCATGAAGATCCTGAACGAGAACGCGTCGAGTCCGATGCGGCGTGTTGCGCGGTTGTTTGACGACCTTATCACTGAGCCGCACGTTCGGCGGTATTACGCCTATCTGCTGCAGTACGGCGAGAGCGACGACGAGAAGGGTGATTTCCAGATCGATGCTCGAGGCAGCACTGCCCTGGTCGACCGCGACCTGAACAACCAAGCGATCCTGCAGATGGCGAACATCGTGGTGAATCCGGTCTTTGGGATTGACCCGAAGAAGTGGGCGCAAGAGTTCCTGAAGGCGCAGCGGTTGGCGCCGGAGCGGTTCGAGTACGACGATGAGGAATGGCAGAAGGTAGTCGAGCAGATGTCTGCGCCACCGGCTGACAGTTCGCTGCAGATTGCGCAGCTCCGTGTCGAGATCGACAAGATGCGTCTTGAGCAAGAGGCCAAGGACGCGGATGCCGATCGGCAGATGGAGATCGCCATGAAGTCGCTGGACGTGACGGCGGAGAACAAGGCGCACGAGATGGAGATTGCGAACAAGGCGCTCGAGGTGCGGGCGCAGGATCGCGCGCACGAGATGGAGATCGCGACGAAGGCGCTCGATCAGCAAAATGACGTGCGCAAGACCGAGGGCGGTCAGGTGACGGATCTTGCGAAACTGCAGGCTGCGGCGAGCGAGGGCGACAAGAACCGGAAAGTGAAGCTGGTTGAGGTCGTGATGAAGCTGAAGGCGCAGATGGAGTTGGAGCGAATGAATGCCGGTGGTCAGGCGCTTGCGCCGCCGACTGAGCCAAAGGGGCGCGCGCCTAACGGGGAGTCGTTCGAGAAATGAAGCCATTGACGGGGAGTGATTTCGAGGCGGTTGGGCGCGCTGCGCTGAAGGAATACTGCCAGTATCGGTTGGGTGTTTTGCGGGTTCAGAACGATACGCCAAAGCTGGGCGAGGTTGAGACTGGGTATCTGCGTGGGCAGATTGCGGAGCTCAAGACGCTGTTGCGGCAGATCGATCCGGTGCCCGTAGGTGAGAAACGGGAAACATATATTTTGAGAGGGGACGCATCGTGAGTGAGGAAAGAACGGCTGAGGAAGTTGCGGCTGAGGTTGAGGAGGAGCAGGGATTCCTAGAGTCCTTCGCGGAGCACCGCGAGGAGGAGCCGGTAAAAGAAGTGCTCGAGGAGGAGCCGGTTGTCGAGGCGGTTGTCGAGCCAGTTGTCGAGGCGGCGCCGGTCGTGTCGCCGGCTGATGACTTAGCGGCGCTGGCGTCGCGGCTGCGGAACATGGAAGGCAAGTTCGGCACCGTCAACAAGCAACTGCAGGACGTGATGGCGCGCAGCGCGACGCAGGCGGCTACCCAGGGTGGCGATGCGCCCACCAGTGGGCAGGTTGCCGGAGCGGCCGGGAGTTCGGCGAAGCTGAAGGCGCTGCAGGCGGACTTCCCCGAATGGGCGGAGGCGCTGACGGAGCAACTGGCAAACATCCGGCCTGCGGATACGACCGAGCTGCGGGCTTCGGTGGTGGAGGAGGTTACAAAGACCGCCCGAGAGATCACTGCGGAAAACAGGTCATTGGCCCGGCTGGATGCCGAGTTCGGCACGCGCTGGGAACGGGATGTAAAGACGGACAAATTCAAGGCGTGGCTCAGTAGTCAGGATGCAGTCACGAAGGCGTTGTCGAATTCGCAGGACAGCGATGATGCGAGCGCGCTACTTGAAAAGTTTTATTCGGGGTCGCAAACTCAGGGACAGAGTGAGGCGCCAAGCCGAGCTAATCGACGTGGAAGGCTGGAACGAGCGATCCCTGCTACCAAAGGTGGCACGACTCGCGACGATACAGAGCAAAGCGAAGAACAGGCATTCTTGGCGTCTTACAAGAAAACGCGAAACACCACTTAGCACCAGGCAACTGGTCCTATAGAACGCACGAACGACTTTTCGTCCTTCGTTTGAGGTCGATCCCGCAAGGGGTCGGTTTATACAAACGTCGAAACGGAGAGTCGTTACATGCCGCAACAAGGCTATGCAACAGCAGCACCGCGAATTGGACGCCTGAAAGGCGAAATCCTCGCGCACGCAATCCCCCGCGAAGTTCTCGGTATCACCGGGAATCAGCACAAGATCGGAAAGAATATGTCGGACACCGTGGTGTACCGACGTTGGTTGCCGTTTGGCGGCGCCATCACCAGCGCGACGACCATCAACAGATGGACCGCTGACCCGAATACGCACCTGACCCAAGAAGGTGTCACGCCTGCAGCCGACACGATCGTGCCGCAGGACATCACGGTTCAACTGAACCAATACTCGTGCCTCTACCAGTACAGCGACAAAGCCGCTGACCTGTACGAGGACGACGTACCCGACGCGATGAAGAAGCAGACCGGGCAACGGATGGGGCTCGTTCGCGAGTTGATCCGCTACGGCGCGTTGAAAGGTTGTACCAACAAGTTCTACGCGGGTGGCACCACTCGCGCGACGGTCGCCGCCTCGGTGTCGTTGAACCTGTTGCGCAAGATCACCCGCTCGCTGATGGGCAACCGGGCTGACCTCATCACTTCGATTCTGGCTCCGTCTGCGAACTACAACACCGCTCCGGTAGAAGCCGGGTTTCTGGTGTTCTGTCACACAGACTGCGAAAACGACATCAGAAACCTTCCCGGCTTCAAGGAAGTGGCTGCATACGGCTCGCGCCGTGCGGTTCACGAGCTCGAACTCGGTTCGGCGGATCGGTATCGCTTCATCGTCTCGCCGGAACTGTCCTCGGTCATCAACGCCGGGGCCGCGATCGGCACGACCGGGTTGTTCTCGACGGGCGGCTCGCTGCTCGACGTGTATCCCATGATCGTCGTTGGTGACGATGCCTGGGGCGACGTTGCTCTGCGCGGGATGAACTCCTTCGACGTGATCCATCAGCCCGCCTCGCAAAAGGACAAGGCGGACCCGTTGGGCCAACGTGGGTACATCGGCGCGATTTTCTGGTCGGCTTCGTTCGTTCAGAACGATGGCTGGATGGCGGTAGCCGAAGTCGGCGTAGCGGATCTGGGCTAACGGTAGCCTGGACTAAGGAGAAAGCAGATGGAACTTGATATTGGTGGACTGACAGCCTGTTTAGCAAAGGCTGTTCTCGCTGACTCGGCCGGGGCTAATACCAACTACTCGACCACGACCGCATTCAACTACGCGCTCCAAGGCGCTGCGCAGTTGAAGGCGATCATCAGTGCGACGACTGTGCCCACGACAGACGGAACCACTGGGGCCGCGTTCGTTGCGTTGCAGCCGTCGCGTCGTTGTACCTTCGTGTTCGGCGTGAACGCGGCCGGTACGGTGACGGTGTATCAGGGTGGTATCACCACCGTGGACGCATCGAACCTTCCGGTAACGATGGGGCAACTGCCGCAGATCCCTGCGACCGTGTGCCCGTTCGGGATGATTACCTACCAGACGACCTCGGCCTCCTCGGCCTGGACGTTCGGTTCCTCGAACTTCAACGCAACTGGCGTGACGCGGTTGGCGACTAACTTGGTCACTTACCCGTCGCGACCGGATTCCGGCGTAACCGCGTAAGAGAAAACACCGGAGCGCCGGCCCGCGCGGCGCGCCGTAATAAGGCATCACGAAGGAGAACGCAATGCGCGTTTGGGATAGAGCTTCAAACCTTCTTGTTCAAGGATTTCTGCGTCTGCCGATCGGGTCGAGCCTCGAGGCTGAGGTCACGACTGGTAACGCCACGCAGAGTCTCGTTCGACAGCGGGTCGGGCTGGCATTCGCCGGCATTGCCGCGCTATTCGTCAATGGGCTGACGCGATCGACGATCACTGACGCTGCGACGATCACCGTTGCCCAACTGGGCGGCGGGATTCTGTATCAGGACTGTACGGCGGCGGCGCGGACGATGGTCGGCCCGACTGCGGCGCAGATCACTTCGGCGTTCCCGGTGCTGGCGATTGGTAAGGGCATGATCGTGTATCACGCCGGCAACAATGCCATCAACGCTTCGACGATCACTGCCGGCGCCAACGTGACGTTGGTAGGTTCGGGAGCGGTAATCAACACGGGTGGGGTATTCGCCTTGATCCGTACCGCGGCGACCACTTACGACTACGTTCGGGTCGGGTAATTCGTTTCAAATGACAGGGTAGGCAACATTGCCTACCCGCCCTGGGAGGGGACATGGCGATAGCGAAAGAGATTGAGAACAGGCAGGACGAGTTGGATGATTCGGTGACTCAACTGACCCAGGTTGTTGGCGACATGGCCGCGCAGCAGTCGGCTCAGGATGGCAAGCTCGACAACATTCTGAACATGCTGGCGGAACGAAAAGCGCCGGATGTTTATAGTGTCCGACAATCGGTGGATGCCAATGGGCTCGACGTGAACGCCAGCGGCATGGTTGCTGATGTCGACGGCGAGATCGAGGTGTCGAAGGCGAGCATGGATGATGCGTGGACTCGGCAGCACACCGCCGATCTCGCGTTCAACGAAGATATGCTGATGATCGCGATCCACGAGGCCAGCGAGAAGAATGCGGATCAGATTTTCGAGGTGATGGTCAACGGGCGCAGCCAGTTGTTCCAGCGTGGGCGTGAGTACAGCGTGGCGCGAAAGTTCGTCGAAACGCTTGCGCGAGCCAAGCCGGTGACGTACCGGAATGAGGAGTATGTCGCGATGGACGGCACGCGCAGCGTGCGATGGCCGACCCACCGCGGGCTTCGATACTCGTTCAGCGTGCTCCACGATCCGCATCCGCGAGGAGCGGACTGGCTGAAATCGATTCTGTCGCAACCGTAGGATGAAGTATGTCGACGTTTCTGGAGCTGACGCAAGTTTTGCGTCAAGAAGTCGACTTACCGGGCACTGGGCCTGCGACCGTTCTCAACCAAACTGGCGATCTTGCCAATCTGGTTGAGTGGACGAAGCAGGCGTGGGTCGAACTGCAGGCTGGCAATGGTGGGCTGTGGCGCTGGTTGCGTCACGGCTTCTCCGTCAACACGGTCGCCGGCACTGATACCTACGCTTTCGGCGGGGTAACTGACACCAACACCTCGGCGGTGATTGATCGGTTCAATCGCTGGCACCTATCCGACCGCAATGCTCCGCCAATGAGCTACCTGACCGCTTCGGGCGTCGCGGCGCAGACGTGGCTGACGTTCATCAGCTACGACTACTTCAGGAACATCTACAAGATCGGGACGGCCCAGCAGGGCGCGCCCGCGCATATCACGATCGATCCGGCAGACCGCTTGCTTCTGGGGCCGGTGCCGAACGACATCTACACGATCGTCGGGGAGTTTTATCGCGGCCCGCAAGTGATGGCGGCGGATGCCACGGTTCCCGAAATGCCGGTGCAATACCACAAGCTGATTGTCTACCGGGCGATGATCGACTACGGCTATCACCAAGTCGCGCAGGAAGTTCTCAACCGTGCGGAGCGTCGCGCCAAGGGACTATTCCGCGGGCTGCACTCGACTCAGATGGCGCCGTTCGACCTTGCGCGGCCGATTGCGTAATGCGCGGGGGAACTCCGCAGCTTCCTAATGCGACCTTCGATTTCTTGCCTTTTGCGGGGGGCGTGGATTATGAGACGCCGAGCTGGGAGGTTAAGCCGGGGTACTTGAAGGACTCGCAGAACTTCGAGATAGCGATTACGGGCGGCTATGCCGACCTCACGGGCTACGAGCGGATCGACGGCAGGCCGGCGCCCAGTGCGGCGTTGTACGCGGTCATCAATCTCACCATCAGCGGATCGTTCGCGATCGGCAATGCCATCACGCAGTTGACCAGCGGCGCGACTGCGGTGGTTGCGGCAGTGTCCTCGGCGACCTCTCCGCAATATCTGGTCATCACGAAGATTGTCGGCACCTTCAATGCGACGAGCGCGATTCAGGTTGCGGCGGTGACGCAAGGAACGGCGACCGGGCTGGCGATCATCGACGGCGCCTCGACGCCGAAGCTGTCAGCGCAGTACAAGGCGGCTGCAGCGAGCATCTACCGAACCGACATATTGGTGGTCCCTGGCGAGGGGAGCATCCTGGGGGTTGTCTACCTCAACGGTGTCACCTATGCAGTCCGCAATGCGGCCGGGGGCGCAACCGCGGCGATCTACAAGACGACGGCGGGCGGATGGTCGCTGGTGGCGCTGGGGTTCGAGCTGGCCTTCACCTCTGGCGGTACATTCGTCAGCCTGGAAGGGGCGACGATTACCGGGGCGACATCGGGGGCAACGGCGGTGCTCACGCGGGTGATGATCCAGACGGGTTCATATGCGGGCGGGGACGCGACAGGAAAGTACATATTCGCGTCGAAAACGGGCAACTTCGTCGCCGAGAACATCGACATCGGCGCGAACCTCAACGTGGCGACGATCGCGGGCAACGCGACGGCCATTACGTTGCTGCCCAGCGGGCGCTACGAATTCTTCCTGTCGAACTTCGCCAACCCGGCCGGATTGCAGCGCGCGTATGGGTGCGATGGGGTCAACCGTGGCTTCGAGTTCGATGGCGCCGTGTTTTGTCCGATTCGCAGCGGCATGACAACCGACACACCGACGCACGTCATCGTTCACAAGTTCCAGTTATTCTTCTCGTTTGGGTCGTCGATTCAGCATGGCGGGATCAACCTGCCGTACACATGGACCGCCCTGGTTGGGGCCGGGGAATTGTCGGTTGGCGACCCGGTGACGGCATTCCAGATTCAGCCGGCATCGATTGGAGGCGGAACCTTATCGATCTACTCGCGCAATCTGATTTCGATGCTGTACGGCAACACGCCGTCTGACTGGCAGCTCGCGCCTTACCGGCCGGAAGTTGGCGCGTTCGCGTATACCGTTCAGCAGTTGGGGTATTCGATCTTCCTGCACGAGCGCGGCATCACGACGCTGAAGGCTGTTCAGGAGTTCGGCAACTTCGCTGACATGACGATGTCGGCCAGGATTCAGTCGTATGTGAATGCGCGCAGGACCACGGCTAGAGACTCGATGATCTCGCGCGACAAGAACCAGTATCGAATCTTCTTTGCCGACAAGAGCGGGCTCTACGCGACGATTATCAACGGCAAGATCGCTGGGTTCATGCCAATCGCGTATGCCCATGATGTGACGTGCGCGGTGTCGAGCGAAACGTCGTCGGGTGCAGAGATTATGCTTTTCGGTTCATCTGATGGGTATGTCCGCCAGTTGGAGAAGGGCACCTCGTTCGATGGCACTGCGATCACCGCCTACATCCAGACGCAATACCACTACGCGAAGTCGCTGGGCTGGCTGAAGCGATATCTGTCGGCCGTGCTCGAGGTGAAGGGTCAGGCGTACTCAGAGTTCATGTTCAGCTACCAGCTCGGGTACAACACCACGGATCTCACCCAGCCGCTCGGGGCGGATCAGGTTGGCGTGCTGACGAACACGCTGGCATTCACGCCCGTGTTTTGGGACAGCTTCATCTGGGATGCGTTTTTCTGGGACGGCACTGCGCTGACACCCTCTCGAAGCAAGCTGGCTGGAGAGGCCGAAAACATATCGTTATGGATTCGTAAGAGTGCAGACTACATGACGCCGGTAACGTACACGGGGGCGCGTATCCGGCAGGTTCTAAGGAGACAAGTGAGATGACTGATTGGTACGTTGTATCTGGAGCTCCCGCCACGTCCTCATCTGGCGCCTCGTCGACCATGCGCGGCGAGTTCAACTCGATCGCTGCGGCGTTCGCAAAACTGGCCGGCTACACGGGGCTGGCGAATCAAATCGTCGTGGTCAATGCCGGGGCGACCGGGCACACGACGGTCACCTCTGTCCCAGTCGCCAATGGCGGCACTGGCGCGGCATCGTTCACCTCCAACGGCATCATGCTGGGGGGTGGCGCTGGCGCGCTGACGGTTACGGCGAAGCCGGCCCTTGGCGAAGTGCTGGTGGGTCAGGCCGGCGCTCCGGTGCTGCAGTCTGGTTCCACATTGCTCACCACGCTGGGCGTGAACAACACGCACACGGGCGACGTGACTGGCGGTGCCGCGCTGACGATCGGCGCCAACAAGGTCGTGCTCTCGATGCTGGAGCAACGCGCGACGGCGACGTTCATGGGCCGCAACACGGCGGGAACGGGCAACGTCGAGGAGCTCTCCGTCGCGACGGTCAAGACGATGCTGGCATTGACCGGCACCAACTCCGGCGACCAGACGATTACGCTCACTGGCGATGTGACGGGCTCTGGCGTTGGATCGTTCGCGACCACGATCGCCAACAACGCCGTCACTACAGCTAAGATACTGGACGGTAACGTCACTACAGCTAAGATACTCGACGCTAACGTGACGCTGGCAAAAGTGGTGAGCATCGCGACCGCGTCTATCCTCGGCCGCAACACGGCGGGAACGGGCGTGCCTGAAGTGCTCACGGGCGCCCAGGCGCTCGCGATCGTTGGGGGCGCCGCCGCCGCCCAACAGGTGATCGCAGGCGCGGGTCTGACGGGCGGCGGTACGCTGGCAGCGGACCGCACGCTTGACGTGGTGGCGACTTCGGGCGGCGGGCTGATCGTCAACGCCAACGACATGCAAGTCAGCCGCGTCCATACCGGCACCACGAATGAGGTGGGCTATCTCGGCGTACCGCAGAATGCCCAGGCCGCCAACTACACGCTGGTTGCGGCAGACTCTGGCAAACACATCTTCCACGCATCGGGCGACGGTGCGGGCGACACCTACACGATCCCGGCGAATGCCTCGGTGGCATACGCGATCGGCACCGTGTTGACGTTCATCAACGCAGATGCGACGAATACAGTAGCAATTGCCATCACCACCGACACGATGACGCTGGCCGGCACCGCGACCCCCGGCACGCGCACGCTGAGTGTCATGGGTATCGCGACGGCGGTGAAGATGACTGCGACGACGTGGATCATATCGGGGAACGTCACCTGATGAGCGGCGTATTGAACGTGCTGGTTGCTAGCAGGATCGCCAAGTACACGACCACGATGACGCGCGGCGAAGATGCCAAGCACATTGAATCAGGGTATCGCTCCGCAACCGCACTCATCCCCTGCGGATCGCTCACAAGTAGCACCTTCTACAAAGGAGAATCTTGCGAATCTATCTCCACTACGCAGTCGGGGTTTACCTTGGAGGTGTACTTTATTACCGGAAAACCGCAAACCTTTTTCAACCGGCTTGTCTGTAGTCTTGGCACGTTCACGGCGGCAGCGGCTACCTTCTCAGACAGCGCCGGGTTGTCACGGTGGTCGTGGACTGCTGGCTCGGCATTCACTACGAGCGGCACTGAAACAGTGGAGCTGTGGGGATGACGTGGGCCAACGTAACAACGACCCGGTTTGCCGGGTTCAACCTGACGCGGGCGCACGTTGTCGCTGGCGAAACCAATGACTTCCACATCGACGGATACGAGACGGCGGACCCCGCTACGGTGTTTATCCCGACTGCGTATGTACAGCTCAGCGGCACGTCGCGAGTGGACCGTGCGTCGTCGACCTACACAATCAACGGACTGCACGACGTTAACCCGCTGATCGGCATTCCTCACGTAGACAGCCACGAAGCAGCAAAATCGGTCTGCTTAGCGGATCTGGAATACGTCTGCATATCCCCGGCGCGGCGCGAGGAATGGATCGACTACGCGCTGTTCACCGCGTCGGCGACAATTCCACCATTAGCGGGGCAGTGGGTCGTCGCGCTGGCGGGCAATCTGCCGCTGGATACTCCGGTGACATTCGATACAGGCGGCGACATCGTAATCGAACCCGGCGACGTGTTGATGGTGTTCAGCGTAGCGCCGATTCCAAAGGGGGTAATCACCCATGGGGTGCGGCAGAAAGTCGACGAGTATGCCAATCGCACGGGTCGGATGCTGCCGCTGGACGCGCCCGTAGCCGGGAGTGTCTTTGCCGCGAAGGCGCGGGCTGAAAAGGCTATCGCCGCCGCGATCAGGGAATGACTGTTAGGCAAAGAGTATCGAATAGGATCAAACTGTCAGCATGAACGCTCAAACAGAGATGAGAGTAAGCGCCCAAGCGGCAATGTACATCGATGTGTTCATCGGTGAACAAAAGCAAATTTACGACATCGCGACTGCGAAGGCGCTGTTTAACGCGCTTGGTGTTGCGCTTGGTGCCATCGATAAGGCGCTAGAGTCCTCAAAAGGAGACTGATCCAATGGCCGGGCTCGTAGCCGCGAAAATGGATGCCGCCCCCAGTCCCGCGGGGGAGATGCCGGGCGTTCCGTCTGGAAAGTCGCCCGAGTCGGTTACTTACGACCCCGAGCGGATATCTCTCGACCAGAACACCGACACCGTAGAGGGCCGGCTGAATTCGATCATCGACAAGAATTCCGCGCTTCAGCAATCCGCGGCGACGCGCGCGAATGAGCAGATGGCTTCGCGCGGGCTCGTCAATTCGTCGATGGCGGTTGGCGCTGGGCAAAAGGCGGTAATCGATTCGGCATTGCCAATCGCAACCTCTGATGCCGCTGCGATGCAGGGTGTCAAAAGCTCGAACGCACAAGCGGCGAACGCGGCCTCTGCGCTGGGGGCGACCGGGGCGCAGCAACAACAGGCGATCACGAGACAGGGTGAGGTCCAGGCCGGCTTGCAGGAGAGTCAGGGGAAAATCCAGGCTGGCTTGCAGGAGAGTCAGGGGAAAATCCAGGCTGGCTTGCAGGAAGGCCAAGGCATTATCCAATCGAGACTGCAGCAAGAGCGCGGGGAGATCGAGACGGCACTACAGACGGCGGACGCCGCCAGCAAGGTCGATCTGCAGGCGCGCGCTGCCGTCATCGACAAAGAGCTCCAAGAACTCAAGGGTGCGCAAGAGTCGACTCTTTCGGCCCAAAACGCAGACCAAGCACAGGCGGCGGCCAAGCTCGCTGGCGAGATCGAGCTGTCGAATCAAACGGAGCTCAAGAAGCTGGACGGGGAGCTCGACATCAAGCTCGAGACGCTGAAGGGAAACTATCAGGCGTTGATTACCTCGACGCAATCCGCTGCGAATATGTACGCACAGACGAGCTCCTCAATCAGCGCAATCCTGGCGGCGCCGAAGCTCAGCATGTCGAGCAAGCAGCAGATCATCAGTCAAGAAATCGATCTGCTCCAGAATGGACTGCAGACCATTGGCAATGCGAACAACGTGGATTTTGGAAATCTGCTCACGTTCACCAACACAGGCGCGCCAACGGCACCACCATTGCCGCTCATAGTGCCGAAGGTCAGCTAGTAAATGTCTGAAGCGCACGCATACGAACCCGGTGAAGTCATTTTGCGACGCGCTCGACCTGACGACATTACGGCGGTTGCCAATCTTGGGATCGAGGCAATGCGGGCGGACCCATACCCGCGCATGAAGATTTCGGTTGATCGAGTCCGCGCGGTTGCGCGTGACGTGATTTCCGGCTCCGGCAACTTCTGTTGTGTGGCGGAGGTCGACGGTCAGGTAGTCGCCGCGGTGTCTGCGCTGATTCACGACTGCCTATTCTACGAAGGCAAGCAGGCGAGCGTTGTCCAGTTCTACACGCGGATGCCTGGAGTCGGGGCGCCGCTGATTCGTGCGTTCCTCAAGTGGGCGCGCGGGCGGTCGGCAATCAAAAGCATCGTGTTCACGCTCGAAGTGCGCGCCGATCCGCGTATCGGTAAGCTACTGGCACGCATGGGCCTCCGCGAGGAGTTGCCAGTGTTCATGGAGATCAGATAGTCATGTCCAAGATAGTGAAAGGTATCAAGTCGGTCGTCAGCGGTATCGGTAAGGCGTTCAAGTCGGTTTTCTCCTCGACGATTGGCAAGGTCATCCTCGCTGCGATCGTCATCTACTTCACCTGGGGCGCTGGCACGGCGCTGTTGGGAGGTGCGACGACTGCGACAACGGCTGGCACCGCTGCCGCGGGCACTGCCGCCGCTGGCACTACCGCTGCCGCTGGCACCGCTGCCGCTGGCACCGCTGCCGCTGGCACCGCTGCCGGCACTGCTGCCGCTGGCACTGCCGCTGGCACTGCCGCTGGCACTGCCGCTGGCACTGCCGCTGGCGCGGTGGGTACTACAGCGGCGGCAACAGGCGGTAGCATGTTAACCGCCGCGGAGACAGCCGCGCTCAACACCGCAATGGCCTCGGTGCCAACGGCAGTCGGCACCTCGACGGCTGCCGGGATCATGGGAACGATCAACGGTCTGGTTGCGACGGCGATGGCGAACCCGGTGCCAATGGCATTGGGAATGTCCGCCGTGTCAGGCGGATATCAAGCTGCCGCTGCGCAGCAAGCGCGGAAAGACGAGCGCCAAGAGGCCAATAAGAACACGCAGGTTGGCGGCCTCGATCTTGGTATCGCTCCGCTAGATCGGGGTATCACCGATACAGCCGGGAATCCGCTGTCTAACTACGGCGGTTCCGGTCTTTCGCAGGTAGAGAATCCGACCGTTGGGACTCCGCGCGTTAGCCCAACGAACCCGGCTGCAATGGCGGTGGCCGCTGGAGATACAGGAATGCGCGGATTGATTGCCAGTCGGCTCGATAAGGGTGCTGTGGTATGAAAATCACCGACGTGATGAACGCTGATGCCGCGACGGATCAGGCTGCGGGTCAGGTGCCAGACGAAGCCGCCGACCAGGGCAAAGGGCAAAATCCAGACATGGCCCAGGACGAGGAACAGGCGACTCCCGAGGAGCAGCAGGCATACGATCAGGTTGTGATGGCTGGCGCCAAGATGCTCTACGACGAAAAAACCCATCAGTCGATCATGGAGCTTCTTCAGGGCGCGAAAAACACACCCGCACGGGCGATTGCTAGTGCGGTGATGCTGGTTATTCAAAAGCTCAAAGATGCGTCAAAAGACTCGATCCCGGCGCCGGTCGTGTTGCCGGCCGCTGCGGAAATTGCGCAGCTTGTCGCCGAGCTCGCGCAGAAGGCTGGATTTTTCAAAGTATCCGACGCGGTCATGCAGTCGGCTGGGCAGATATTCATCCCGCAGGTTGCGGAGCTGTACGGCGTGAACGAGGAAGAACTGCAGGCGCTCTCGGCGAAGTATTCTGACGAGCAGAAGCAGCAAATGAGTGATCAGCAACTACAGGCTGGCAAAGAGGGCGGCGCTCCGGTTCCGCCTGAAGCTGCGCCGTCAGGAGTAGCCGCGTGAGCACGGGAATCATCGCTGGGATTCTGAAGGGCGCAGCAGATGTGGCGGTCCCCGTCGCACTGGAAGCGCAAAAGTCGGAACTCGCGATGTTGCGCCAACAACGGCTGCAGGAATCGTCGCAGGCATTCCAGGGTGCCGAAGCCAAGGCGAGCCGAGACTTCACGGCTGGAGAGAACAAGGCGACGCGCGAGCAGGCTTCGCAGTACCACAAAGAAGATTCTGACGCCCGAGCGGCGCGCGACAAGGCTCAAGCGGAGCACGAAGGTCGCGTGGAGCAATCAGAAGGTAAGCGGCTGGATATTGCCAAAACAGAAGCGGAGCGATCGGCGACGCGCGATGCTGATGCTGCTGCGACGAACAAGATGCAGCGCGAGATATCCCAGATGAGTATCGACGATCAGAAGCAGATCAGGGATAACATAGCGATTGCGATTGACCCGAAAGCCTCGCCTGAAGATAAGCAGAAGGCGATCGACAACATCAATCTGCTTCGCCATGAATCGAACAAAGGTTACTCCTTGAAGATCTCAACCGGCATGGAGGGTGATGATACGATCGTTCAGCAGAACAACGAAACCGGGGCGATCAATCTGATATCGGTCGAGGCGTTGCGCGCCGCGCAAGGACCGGACACGGCGGCAACATTGCCGCCGTCCCCCGCGACACCGGACAAGCCGTACAGCGTTGGTAATCCGGCGACGCCGAAGAACGATGTTGAGTTCGCCGCTTTGCCGAATGGAACACCATTCATCAATCCAAAGGACGGCAGAGTGATTATCAAAAATGGAGGTCCTGCGGTGAAATAGCATGGCTGAGGCTGTCCTTCCCGATTGGAGTCAGTTCGGCACCGAACCCGAGCTCCCTGACTGGAGTCAGTTCGGCACTGCACCCGAGGCGCGGGGAAATTCGCTCGACCCGAATCCGCAGCGCGAACCCATTTCGGTCGATTACAAGCCCGGTTTTATCCTGACGAACCTTGGTATTGGCGGTGCGCAACTGGCGCAACTGGCCGGTGTCACAGGGGGGCTTGTCAGCGGCAACATAGACAACGACCTCACGACTGGGGCGACCGCTGGCATCGAGGAGCTGCAGAAGCAACTCCCAGAGGACCAGAAGGCGCTTGAGAAACAGCGTGCCGACAAGATGGCGGCTGTTAAGGGTGAGGATCTGGGGTCTGAGGTGCAGCGCGCTGGCATTGCGGTGTGGGAGACGCTGAAAAGCCCGACTCTCATGGCGAGCTTCGCCCTTCAGCAAGTGCCGCAGTTCGCCGTGATCGGGCCGACTGCGCGGGCTACTGCAATGGTCGCCGAAAAGATTGCCGCGCGCCGCTTGCTCGAGGAAGCTGCCGCGAAGAAGTTTGTTGCCAAAGGCGCGGTTGCTGGTGGTGTGGCGACTGAAGCTGCGCTCCAGGGCGGCGATGCCGCGCAACAAACTCAACAGCAGTTGCGCGCGATCCCAGACGAGGTATGGAAGAAGAAGCCAGAGATAGAGGATGCAATGGCGAGTTACGCCACTGCGCATCCCGGCGCATCAGAAGCGGATCGAGATGCGTTCTACCAGAAGGCGAAGAACGACGAGGTTCTCTCCCTGTCCAGAAAGTCGTTCGCGGCGGCTGCGCTCATTGCGGTAGCCACGACATTCATCCCAGGTTCGACCGAGATAGAGCGAGCGTTGGGTGGCGTTGGTAGCAAGGCGGTAGGCTCGCGCGCCAAGCGGGCTGGCATCGCCCTAGTGGGCGAATCGCTACAGCAAGGTATTCAGGAAGGACCGGGCGGCGCGCTGGTAGCGAACGTCGCCACGGCCCAGGTCGATCCCAACAAGAACGTCCTCGAAGGAGTTGGCGAGCAGACCGGCATGGGCGCGGTGTTCGGTGTGCCGGGTGCAATAGCGGCATTCATCAACAAGCCGGAAATAGACGAGATTGCAGCCGCGCCGACCACGGAAGCTGCGGTTGCTGCCGCGTTGAAGGCGATGCAGGCCGATAAACTCCAGAGGATCGACCCGAGCATTGGCGAGGCGGTTACTGGGGCGAAGATACCGGGTGAGCCGTTCGTTGGCGGTCCCACCATGTCGACGACCGAAGTCGTTTCGCAGGCCCAGGCGCGACTGCACGCGATCAACCGGAAGGCGGCGGGCCATCCAGCCGTTGAGTCGACCGATGCGGAGGGCAATGCGGTCACGATTCCGGCGATCGAGCCGGAGATTCTGACCGATGCGGAGAAGGCTGAAAGGCTGCACATACGTCAGAACATTGGCAATCCGATGGCGCTGGCGCAAGGCTATGGAATCAATATCGCCGCGGGCGAGCAGGCGCACGAGTATTCCGGCGCTCAGGTTGCGATCGATCCAGTTCGCGCCGGGGCGATTCAGGCGGTGGCGCAGCACATCGCGCCGGAGGACTTGGCCGACCAGGGCATAGAGAAACGCCCGCACATCACGATTCGTCACGGGCTGCACACAGAGAACCCCGACGACGTTGCGAAGGTCATTGCTGACGAGGGGCACGTCGCCGTAACAGGCGGCGCGTTGGAGGTATTCAAGACACCAGAGGCCGATGTTCTGGTGCAGCGTGTCGATTCACCCGATCTCGTGCGACTGAACAAGAAGCTCGACGCCCTGCCGAACACCCAGACGTTCCCTGACTACAAGCCGCACATCACCATTGCGTACCTCAAGCCTGGGACTGGCGAGAAGTATCTCGGCATCAAGACGGGGCTCGAAGGCGAGACGATGGTATTCCCCGCGGCCGAGTTCACCGGCAAGGGTGAGACGATCGTTCCGCTCGCGCTGCAGGCGCCGGGCGCGATTGCGCCAGTCAACCACGGTGCGTCCAGCGGCAAGTATACGATTTCCGACGCTATCGGCGGCGAAGGCCCGGCCCAAGAGACGGTCAGATTAATTGTGCGCCCAAGTGGCGACGCTGTTATTCAGCGGGAAGGCGACGGCCAGGTCATTGAGATCACCAGCATGTTGCGCGCCGGCTTTTCGCCGGAACGCGCCATTGCGCAAGCTCTCGGCGACGATACGACGGGCAAAAATGTAACCCGTCAGGAATCGAGTCAACCCGAGACTGTGGCGCCGGAGGCGATGAGCTACGGCGGCAACATGGTCCGTGTCGGCGCGCATCAGGTCGACGGTCAGTGGTTTGGCACGCTGGTGATGACGCCTTCCAAGGGGAAGGGCAATCGTGCGGTCGAGGCGTTCAACAATCATCAGATTGGCCCGTTTGCGAGCCATGACGAGGCGTGGGCGGCGGCGATCGATCAAGCCAACGCTGCGCTGCTGCCGCAGACGGCGGATAACCAGACTCACCGGGCCAAGATCGAAACGGCGATCAATGCGCTGATGCCGCAAAGCCAACTGGCGACGGCAGAGCAGCGCAAAGCGGCAGCGGAAAGTGTCGGCGCAACGAAAGCGTCCAAGCCGCTTGCTGTCGAGGATATCCACAAACTCGCCGAGTCGAAGGGCATCCCGTGGGACAATAACCCCGAATTCATGGCGCTCACCAAGCGAGTCACGGGCAAGGAGCATCTCGACGATCTCTCCCAGGACCAACTGCAGGGGATGATCGAGTATCTGAAGGCGCAGCCTGCGACAAAGGCTCTCGATACGATCGTCCTGTCGATGGAGCACGAAACAGATACCGGCACCGCAATCGTGATGCAAAAAGCGGACAAGGTGGCGAGTAGAATGGCGAAACGCCTCAAAACCATCGAGGCGGTGTTGGAGTGCGTAAGCTGATGCCGCGACTGAGCCAAGAAGAACTCGATGACATGGTGGCTGATGGCGCCAAGATTGCCGTTCGGCCAAGGCCGCTCGAGCCAACGGTTCTCGCGCAACAGGCGCTTACCGAAAAGATCGGTCAGGTTGTCGAAGCGTCTGCGGTGCAGATGGATCTGTCGCTGCGGATCGCCGAGGAGCTCGCGCGAATGAACCTCAAGGTGCCAAGTCAAATTCGGGCGAAAGTCACAAAGAGGGACGAGGACGGTCGCATCGACGTTGTTGAAATAAGTGTAGTGAAGTGAGTCATCGCAATCCCCGAGTAATGGGTGCAGGCGTGATCCTCTTGCAGGTGGAGTAGCGTGGCGTTCATATTTATTCAGGGCGGCGTTGCTGCTATTGATCAAGGGCAGCCTCAAACCACGCTCACCGTCACCCTGGGCGCGGCGGTTACTGCGGGCAATTTGCTGGTCGCCTTTACGATATCAGGATTCCCCAGCGCGCGGACTTGTACAGGCGTAGTGGAGGGTAGTGATACCTTCGTAAAGATAGATGAATACCTCACCAGTACCAACGCGGCAAGCTGGTACGCCCAAAATTGTGTTGGTGGCAATACTGCTGTCGTGTTCACTTTTTCTGGGCAACCCACCGACTACGAGCGGGTATGGGTCGCTGAATTTTCTGGCGGCGATACTGTCGCGCCGCTCGACACACATTGGATCGGGCGCACTGCTACGGACGGCGGGACGTTCGACAACACTGGCACGACCGATGGCTGTTCAACGGCGAACATCACTCCAACAGCTAACGGGGTTCTGTTAGTCGCAGCGGGTTTCCAAGGGAATGAGCAAAACGATTTTGCTGCTGGCACTGGTTGGACAGGCCCAGCCAGCCTTCGCAATAGCAACGGCGCGGGCGACGATGGACGGATGATCTACAAGGTGCAAGCAACGGCGGCGGCAGTAGCCGGTCTGTGGACGTATACAGGAGGCGCTACGAGCGCGGACAACTTCATCGCCGCGTTCAAACTACCGGGTGGCGCAGCAGATACCTATCTGATCTCTAGGCGCAGACAGACGTTTTTTAGAGCAGCGCAATAATGAAGGTGGAAGGCGTTCGCGGTCGGCTTGCCGGGCAGCACGGCGGCGACGTTTACGTGGACAACGAGGCCGAGGTCTAGCGTGGCCCTTGTAGATACAGGCTTGGTAGTACGTTACTACCTCGACGAAGCCGTCGAGGGCACCGGACCCACGCTCG